TTAAACTCTGGATTAACTTTCATGGCAGATTCTGGAGACAGATACTTACAAGGACAAGGACAAAACATTACCTATAACTTTGCATTTGATGCAATGGTTACAAGAGAAACAGGTAAGGTGGAACTTGTTCACTTAAAAGAGTTAGATTTACCACAAACTAATTTAGAGTTTGGACAAAACAAAAAGTCTACTCCTGTATTTATGGTATTTGATGTATCACCTGAATCTGATGGATCAATGATTAACAATATCCGTGAAGTACGTATGAAGGGTGCACCTTCTATGACTTGGGGTTATATTGATGGAACTCGTCACCACTTAGGTTTTGCTAAGTCTCAAGGTATGAGCTCTGCTAATAAATTCCCAGGGTACGAAATCTGGATGAAAGATCGTTGTGATGTATTTATCGAGGATTTATCTAGAACTGTGTTAATCGAAGAGATTCCACAATTCTAAAACTATAGAGAAGTGTCCCCTCACTCACACCCCTGTCCCTCCTCAGAGGGGACAACTTTCTCACACTAGAGTACTGGATTAAGTTCCTACCTATTCAATTAGAGTGCTCTACAAATAAAACCAATTATTAATTAAACTACATTATGGGTAAAATAGGAAAAATCTCTACGATTAAAAGAGAATATAATAGTTCTCAGTTACAAACTATGGATAGTGGATTAGCTGCTAAAGGGATGAGTAGAATTCCTGGAACAGGAGTTTTTAAATATCCTTACAAAGAACTTGATGGTAAGTATAGAACAGGCTTAGATCCTGATGCATCTTATATCAAACGTATTCAAGATCCAACAGAAAAAGAACTTGAAATTGAAAGAGTTACAGCATTACGAGATAAATTACAAACTGCTTTAGGAGATATTGATCTAGGACCAAGAGCAGTATTTTGGAACTATGGAAAATCTACTGGTACAAATGACGACTTACATGTAAAACCTGTTAAGTTATTAGACGGTGATAATTTATTTGATTTAAATCAAACATTTCAAGAATTATCTTTTGCATGGTTAAGAGTGCATCCAACAATTGCATCTAGTTATCAGGCATGGGAACGAGGTGAATTTCCTGCAGATACACAATACTACGTTGTAGATGATGAAGTTGAAAATGCAATTGTTTATAAGAAAAAACAACTTATAAATAAAGCTATTATTAACTTTGACGGTATGTCACCTGAAAAGAAAAAGAAAGTTGCAAGACTTTTAGGACTACCTGTTACAAATGAAACAAAAGAAGAAGTTGTTTACAATCAAGTAGATAGTATGTTAAAACAATCTGAAGTTAAATCTGGTAGCTTTAAAGGCTTAAATCCTGTAGAAGTATTTAACAGGTTTGCTAACATGAAAGATGATTTACTCCATATTAAAGATTTAGTTAAACAAGCTATTCAGCATTCAATTTATAGAATTAAACCAAGTGGGACAGTATATGAAGGTGAATATGAAGTAGCAAAAGATGAAGATGAATTAGTAAAGTTTTTAATTGATGAAGATAACCAAGATGAGTTATTGACATTAGAAGGAAAACTTAAATCTAAAAAACTAGCTGCAATATAGTATCTAGTTTTATTAAAAACGTTAGATATGATATCTGTAGATAGTTTATTATATAAAATAGATCAACGACTAAATAAATTATCAACTAATGAGCACCAACAGATTCAACTGGAAGATAAAATCTTAGCTCTGAATGAAGCTCAGATTAAATTGATAAAGCAAAAAGTTGATGGTTTTGCAATCCCAAATAGATTGGGAATGGATTCTTTTAAGAAAAGGTATGAAGATTTACAAAATTTAGTTATAGATTATGAAAATCAACCATTACCTCTTACAGAAGCCAACACAGAAATACATAAATGGGATGCTGACATAACAGTATTAAAACCTAAATACATGTTTTATGTAGATAGTTATGTTATAGCAGATAAAGGTGAATGTAAAGATCGTAAGATTTGGATAAATAAAGATCTTAGTAAACATGGAGATTTAGCATTATTACTAAACAATGATCATTACAAACCAAGTTTTGAATATCAAGAGACTATAAACTCTCTTAGTTCAAATGTGATAAGTGTTTATACTGATGGTACATTCACACCTAAAACCCTTAATGTAATGTATATGAGGTATCCTGTATACATTAATAAAGAAGGATATGTCCAATTTGATGGTGAACCTTCAACAAATGTAGATTGTGAACTAAACGAATATTTAGAAGATGAACTTTTAGATTTAACAGTTCAGAATCTAGCAATGTATACTGAAAATAGTGCAGCTGTACAAAGTGCACAGTTCAGAATACAAACAAACGAATAATTAATAACCCCTTAAATATATAAACAATGGCGGATTTTTCATTAACCACGTTATTCGTGGTTCCAGTAGGGCAAACTGATTTCCCTAGCTCTGGTTCAACACAAGACCTCACTCCAGGTCAAGTAGGTTTCTTTTATCCAGATTACTCAGCATTTGATCCAATAGTTGATGATCTAGATAATGAGCAATACTTCTACGTAGCACAAGGTAGAGAAAACACTTATCTTCAAGGATCAAAAAGATCAGGTAAGATAGCTGTTAAGAACGGTAATGGTTTTAATCAAACTGCAAACATAACAGAACTTTATTCAATAAAAGGTTGTTCAGCAGCTCTTAACCAAATTACTGAAGTAGACAATTGGACTGTACAGTGTGGTGAAGTAGTAACTTTAACACTACGTGCTCACTCTTCTTACATCGATACTCTTTATTTCAACGGATTTACACGTTCAGTAACTGTAAATGCACCATGTTGTGATTGTGGAGCTGATCCATGTACAGATGTTGATGTACCAGCATTAATTGATGAAGTTATTGCAAAATTAGAGCAATCAGCTCCTGGTAGTAACCCAGACAACATTAGCTTTAACACTTTCTACACTTTTGAAAGAGTAGGAGATGATGCTTCTGCAAAATTAGTAATTACAGGTAAGCCAGTAACAAAATACGGTCAGCCATGTGATGTAGCAGCAAATCCACATGAATTTGACAAAATGCGTTTTGAAACATTTGTTTATTCAGGACCTGCAACCACTGCAGACTTTATTGTAGCTGATAATTGTGACCCTGTTGCAACTGCTACAAAGGTTCAAGAGTCTTCTTATGCAAGAGGTACTTCTGACGAAATTAAGCAACTTGAAAAGAACTATTACAGTTACCAAGCTGGTTACTTAAAGTCTTTATTAAGAATGAATGGTTTCAACCAGAACTTTGAATCTCATGTAACTGATGGTGTTATTTATGACACAATTACTATTAAGTTCAACCAAATTGATAAGTCAGCTTATCAGTGGGGAGACTATGTAATGCAAGACCAAACGGTAATTATTGCAATTCCTCAAGGACAATTTGCAGATGACTTAATTGAGAATATTGTAAATGCATACGAAGGTGTTGAATATGGTGCTGTTTGCCCAACAACAACTACCACAACTACTGATGCCCCATAATAAGGTTTGATAAGTAGATATAATATATGCCAGAGGGTGAGAAGGATTCTCGCAATCCTCTGGCATTTTTTATTTAAAAAAAATAAATTACAAAAGTGTATGTTAGATTATAATTTAGATTTAGTAACAGGGTGTAATAATAACCCTAAGTATCTTATTATTACAGATGCTTCTTATTATCTTAATGACCCACCAATAGTATATGAACCAACTGTTACAATTACACCACCAGGATTTGACCCAGTGGCTTTACCTTTTGTAGTAAATAGTACAAATGTTTATGGGTCAGATGATTTAGGTATAACTGAAACAGGTTGCAAAAATGACATTCCTGATGGTATATATTGCATAGAGTATTATATAGAAATAAATAAAATGTTTCCTGCAACATCAAGATCGATAAAAAAGACAATACTAAGAACTGCTCAATTAGAAGAAAAATTTAACAATGCTTTTTTAAAGTTAGATTTAACAGAATGTGATGGTGAACTAGCAAAACAAACCAGTGTACATCTTAACACTATTAAATTTTTTATACAAGGTGCAATATCTGCTGCTAACAATTGTGCAGACAAAGAAGCAGTAAAGTTATATAATCAAGCTGAAAAAATGCTAAAGCGTCTTAATAAGTGTGGGTGCGGGTGTTCAGGGAGTAACTATCTATTAAACTTTAGATGATATGGCTCAATGTGCAAATTGTGGGACAAAAGTTGGATGTGGGTGCCAATTAACAAATGGTTTATGTAGTTATTGTAACGGTGTAAATAATAAAAAATAATATGTCAAAAAGTAAGTTCACAAATTGTAATGGTTGCAATGGTATAAGTATATCAGATTTACTTGAAAAGATAGATTGTAGATTAACAGAGTTAAGTTATGACATGTATAGCAATATTGTTTTCATGTTAAATAAATCTGTACCTAATTATGAACTTACACAGCTACTAACATATAGAGAAATTCTTGTGAATAAACAAGAAGATGAAGACTATGTAGAGGATTTTTCTATAGATGATATTGTAGGAAAGATTGTAAAATTAACTGCAGGGTGTGAATTAAGGTGTCCAAAAGTACCTTCAGAATGTATATCAACTACTACTAGCACTACTACATTAAGTTGTGAAATTACAAGTGGTGAAATAGAATGTGTTCAAAGTTACTTAGTGCAACGTTCAAACTTCAATGCAAAAAACTGCCCTCTAGTGAACGGTGTACAATTCTTTGTAAATTCTACTTCACCTTTAACAATTGGTCAATATGTTCAAATACCTGTTTTTGGATTTGAGAATTGGTGTAATAGAGTTATAGCTAAAAGTACAGAACCTGCACATTATACAGTTACTAATGTTTATAACACTTGTGAGGAATGCAATGCTGCAAGTATTACAACAACTACTACTACTACTGTAGCCCCAACCACAACTACTACTACAACTACTATAGCCCCAACCACTACAACAACTACTACTACATTAGCTCCAACTACTACAACAACCACTACTACACTAGTTCCACCAACTACTACAACAACCACTACAGTTGTGGAAGAAGTATTAGCGTTTCCAGAAGCAGTAGGTTATGGTAAAAATTCAGTAGGTGGAAGAGGTGGAACAGTAATGTTTGTTACAACCCTTAACGATAGTGGAACTGGTTCTTTAAGAGAAGCGTTTGAAGCAAGTGGTCCTAGAATAATTATACCTTTAATTGGTGGCAGAGTTAATGTAACTTCACCAATACAAGTAGACAATCCTTTTGTTACCTACGCAGGACAAGGAGGGGTTGGCGATGGTCTTATGATAACTAAAGAAGGGCAAAATGGACCTATTTTAGAAATAAGAACAAACGATGTAATTATAAGGCATCTTAAAATTAGATATGCCGAAAACTATCTTAATGATACAAATGCAGACTCGTTAAGAGTTATAGGAAGCAATGCTCACGATGTAATAATAGACCATTGTAGTCTTAGTTGGTCTCCTGATGGAAATTTAGATGCTACACAGGGCTGTTATAATATTACAGTTCAAAATAGTATATTACATCAATGCCTGTCAGATGAAAAAAATAGTTTAAATAAATACCAAGTAAATAAGATTACTTATTATAATAACGTATTTAGTTCAACTGAACAAAGGAATCCTGCAATAGCTAGTTCTGGGCCTAATGATATAAGTGGTTATGATGATGATCCAAATATGCACCCAGAATTTGAAGTTATAAATAATGTAATATTTAGATTTAATTACGCTACTACATTTAGTAGACAATATAAAGCTAAACTTAACTGGATAGGTAACAGACTTCTTATGGAAGGTAATAAGCGTAGGGGTTTGCAATGTTCTAACTTTACCACTATAAATGAAGTTGCTGCTGAAGATAGAGTTCAGGTTTATATGTTTGGTAATACTGATGATAAATGGAGAACATCTATTACAACACCTACTGATTGGAATGAAGAGTTCTCTTTATCACAAGGTACTCAATTGAGTGCTTATGAAGATAATCCACCACCAGGTTGGGTAGAAGGAACTAATGGAATCTATTACAGAATACCTCAAGAATTTAGAAGAATAACTCCCCACCAAACACCAATAATAGCAGATGGTAACACAATAGTAGATGCAGGTCTTGAAAATAGTGAAACATTATGGGAAAGTTTAAGAGATACGGTTGGTGCATCATTACCAGGTAGGGATAGTGAAGATGCTGAAGTTGTAACTATTATAAATAGTTATATTACAGATTACGACAAAGCAAGAATTTCTACAGAATATCCACAAAAGGATACTAATGGCTCAAACACCTTCCCAGTAATAACAAGTGGAACACCACCACTAGATTCCAATGGTGATGGAATACCTGATGCTTGGGAAGCTGCTAATATGCCTAATGGTGCAACTGCGAATGATATAGCACCTAATGGTTATACTTGGATTGAAAATTATTTAAACGGAGTTGATTCGAATGCTCAATTAGCATTCCCTACAGCAGTTGGAGCAGGAGCTTATGCAACTGGTGGTAGAGGAGGTAAAGTGTGTCATGTTGATACCTTAACTTGGGATACTGCAGTAGTATACGATGCTGCTACAGATAGTTATTCAGGTGGATTCTATAATATGTTTTATGAATTAGATATACCTGCTAAGGAAATAGTTTTTGATATTAGTGGTACTATCGATGTACCTGCTTACACTGTTTTGGATTTTAGCACAAAGACTAATAAAGGAAATATAACTGTTAGTGGTCAAACTTCTAATATAGTATTTTCAACAGATTATTTTCAAATTGAGAATATTAGTAATTTAATTTGGAGATACACATCATTTTACAACATAGGAACTGTTGCTCCAGGTGCTGATGTTATATGGATAAGTAGTTCTACAAATAATATTTCAGAAAATATAATCTTTGATCATTGTTCTGCCTTCTATGGAGGTGATGAATGTTTTAGTATTGCTAGTAGTAGTGGTCAAGGGGAAATAAATAACATTACTGTTCAGTGGTGTATGATGGCAGCTAGTTCAAAAGGTTCTATTATAGGCGCTTACACAGGTGAGTCAAATGCTACAACTGCATACTGTTCTTATCAAGATATAAGTTATAGATTTCCTAATATGTTAGGTTATGGTAGTAATTCTCAACAAGATGCTTATAATATATTTGTAGGTAATTATACTTCAAGGTTAATTAGAACAACTGGTGATGCTAACTTCAATGTACAGAATATGTATGTTCAAGCAAATAAGGATGACTATGGAAGGCATAGAATGCAATATCAATCAACAGCACCTTGTCAACTTTACGCAGGTGGTACTATAATAACTGGAGTTCAAGACACTCCAGCCTACCCTGAATTTGATGATGTTTGGTTAACATTCTCAGGATCAGATATTGGAGCTGACCTACCTATTCCAAATGATGCAAGAGCAAGTTCAGCATTTCCATTAATAGGCAAAGCTGGTACTATATATGATACCGCTGATATAAAGACTGAAGTATTACCTTATACTGGAAATACAAAAAGGTTAACTAATGATGGTTCAGTAGTTGAAGATGAATATGCTTTAGACACATTTTATCGTGATTTAGGCGTTAATAAACAAACTACAACAAGCCAAACAAGATTTCCTGCAATACAGTACCCTCAACCCAACTCAGCTACACCTTTAATATCTACATTAAAAGATGGAATACCTGATATTTGGAGAGCTGCTAATATGAATGGTGAATCACATGATGATATTGTACCTGGGACAGGTTATACCTGGTTAGAAACTTTTCATAATCAAGTAGATGTAGTTCCCGCACAACAATTAGCATTTCCAACTGCTTACGGTGGTGGTGCATACGCATCAGGAGGTAGAGGTGGTAACGTTTATAAAGTTACTAACTTATTAGATGATGGTAGTGTAGGTTCTTTTAGATGGGCGGTTACTCAAGCAAGACCAGCTACAGTTATATTTGATGTTAGTGGCACGATAGAGCTTACAAGTAGTTTAATTGTTCAAGGTGACGATTTAACAGTTGCTGGACAAACTGCTCCTCAAGGTGGTATAACTATAACATCTGATGATAAGAATATAAGGTTTGGGATCAGTAGATTTAATAGTATTGAAAACCACATATGGAGGTATGTTAAAGTAAGAGCTCAATATCAAGGAAATGATGAGTACCAAAATATACAACAATACGCAGGAAACGGTGTAAGTGACTACACTAGAAACATAATAATGGATCACTTAAGTATAAGTGGTGCACAATATATGGCTTATAGTATAAGAGGAGAGGGTAGTGAAAATGTAACACTTCAAAACATAATGTTTGGAGAAAACGCAAAGACTGCACTTTTTGGTGACACTGATGATTTGTTTAGTAAAGACTTTACGTTTAGAAATAATACAATGTATCATTCTACACATAGAGTACCTAACACTTCTGCACAAAATGTGGATGTGTATAACAATGTTGTTTATGATTGGGTTAATAGACTAACTGTAATTAAAAATGGTACTGCAATTAATCATTTTAATAACTACTATTACAAGGGTACAAGAACAAACTTAGGAAGTAGCTGGAATGGTGCTCCTGAGAATTTTACTTGGGAAGTTAATGGTATTACTACTAATGCAACTGATCCCGTTACAATATATTCGAAGAATAATGTAATACAAGATTTATACGTATATGATGATAATGATGCTGATATATCTAATGAGTTTCAAGATGATAGATACATTTGGATGCATCATGCAGGTCAACTTGTAGATGGTACTGAGATAATACCAGACAGACAGCAGCGTAACAAAGCAGATGATTCTTACTTTGTAGAAAACCCTATGAGTTACGTAGGAAGAGTACCTAGTGCGTTCTTAACTGCTGAACAAGCCAAAACTGCAGTACCAAATAATTCAGGTGCTTATAAGTATTTGAAAGATGATGGAACTGTAGGCGAGTTTAGGGATACATTAGATACTGAATATCATAGTAATATTATAAATGACAATGCAACAGATTTTGCATATGATGGTGGAGTTAACGATCCTATAAATAGTACGTTATTTACTAATTTTGTAGCGTCTATAAGTACAACACCTATAAACTCAAGACCTGTAGATTTTTATGATACTAACGATTATATTCCACAAGCATATTTAGATGCTAACGGTATTACAGGAAACTCAACTGTTCACAACGAAATACAACCTAGTGGTTATACGTTGTTAGAGGAGTATATGAATCAAGTAGATGAAATTGGTGGCACAGTACCAACTACTACAACTACTACCACTTTAACTCCAACAACTACTACCACAACCAGTCTAAATCCACCTTTTGACAGTGGAATACTTCAGAACGGAACCTTTGATGATTCAACTGGTGTCTTCGTTCCATCAGGCGGATGGTCAGTTTCTGGTGGTACGTTAAATAAAGATTCAAGCGGAGACAAATTTGTTAGGTTGTCATTATCTACAGATATGAAAGTAGGTAGTACTTATAATATAACATTTACAATATCTAATGCAGGTACAGCAAGAACAGCTTGGTATGCAGGAAATCAAAATGAACTTATAGAAGGAAATACTAATTATGGTAATGGCACACATACTATAAGTGGTTACACACACACTGTAGCAGACAGAAATGAAATAACAATAAAAGGTAGTAACTCAGGTGGTGGTGGCCCATTTAGCATTGATAATATATCTGTAGTAAGCACAGATGTATACCCTTGGGACAATGCAGTTGGAGCTAATGATATAGATTCTAATGATGGTTGGTCAGCTAGTTCTACATTTTTTACTAATAGTATGGTTTCTACGGATGTAGGTCAAAACTTTTCTATAGGAATAGAAGCTAGAAGTACAAGCACATCAAACGCTGGTTATAGATTTAATAGATTACCAGGTTTAACTGTTGGCACACCGTACAAAGCTACTATAAGATATAAAAACACATCAACTACAACACCAGTTCAACACCCATTTAATAGTTGGAGAGAAGTCTCAGATGTAACTTACCCAAGTGGTACATTCTCGACAGGTCAGTGGGTAGAGGCTGAGGTATTGTTTACACCAAATGACCCAGTCAACGATGCTGAAATGAGATTCTACCCTCTAGCTAACGCAGCAGGAGGAAGAACTGTGGGTGATTTATTAGAGATAAGTAGTATAATAATAGAAGAAGTAGTTGTAGAAGAATTGTTTACAGGTAATGCTGCGGCAGATGCAGATGGTGAAGTAAATTCTACAGCAGGGTTTTCTACGTTAGGAAATACATCTGTATCTGTTAATTCAACAGACCAAGGATTTGGTTCTTACTGTATAGAGCTAGAAAATGGAGCTGCAGGAGGTGGTTTTGATAGGGTTGAGTATGATGTTACAGTAGAAGTAGGTGAGCAATATAACGTTAGTATATGGGCAAGAGAATTAGTTGGATCAGATGGTAGAATACAACTATGGGATGGTGTTACTGGATGGAGCACAGTTGTTCTAACAAATACTTGGACAGAATATACAGCTACAGTTACAGCCACTGCAACAACAATGAAAATGAGGTTTTACCCTAATAATGGTTCAGGGGCAGCAGGAGATAAAATCCTTTTAGATAATATTTCAGTAACAAAAGTTTAAAAATAATAATAAAAATAAAATATAAAATATGTCTTGTTCAAATTGTTTTAGTGGATGTGTAGAAATCACATCAGATAAATGTGTAAGATACACAGGTGAAGATATTTCAGAGTTAGGAATATCTAATGGAGACTCATTGCTAAGTGTTGAGCAAAAAATAATTCAATATTTAGTAAGTGCACTAGATGGAACAGGTATTGAACCTAACGTTTCACCGAGTGTTCTTTGTAATATTATACAATCAAATTTACCAGCAGTTGGTCCATTTACGTTAAATGACTACTTAACTGGGTTAATTAAAGGATTATGTGAAGTAGATGAAAAAATAATAACTCTTGAAAATGAAAATCCAAATACAGAATATACATTAGGGTGTTTAACTGTTTCAGATAATACAAATACACATGATGTTTTACAGGCTGTAATAACTAAGTTGTGTGCAGTTGAAACAGATTTAGATTCTTTCATAAGTCTTGTAGATGCAACATATGTAAAAATATCTGACATAAACACCTATATAGCAAACTATCTATCAACAGATCCTTCTGCAAATTTAATAAGTAATAGAATGGCCCCTTATGCAATAACAGCTTATGCAGGACCATTAACTAATTTTGATGCTTCTGGAGCAGGTGTAGGAAACTGGAATAAAATATATTTATGTAATGGTAATAATGGAACACTTGATTTAAGAGGAAGAGTGTTAGTAGGAGCAACAGCAGGAATGGGTGGTGGAACAATGTCTTCAGCAGTAGATCCTGCTGTTTCAGGTAACCCAGCATATACACTAGGTTCTACAACAGGAGACAATAGTGTTGTATTAACTGAAGGACAAATTCCTTCACACTCACACATTGCAACCACAACAGCTGTTCTTTCTCCTGACACACATAGTCACCTTATGGTATCCTTAGGAAGTGCAAACACTACAGATCCACCTACCGCAACTAATCAAGTAAGGCAAAGTTATTCAACTGGTGGTAATTTAGGATACGCAATGAGAGGAACATCAGATGCAGCTACAAGAGGACTAACAGGTGAAGTTACTCAAACTGTTAGTGTAAGTGTATCAAATGCTGACACAGGTGGAAATCAAGGACATCAAAATTACCAACCAGGAACTGGTGTATATTATATAATTTACATACCTTAGTATTATGAGTTGTAATAATTATCAAGATGCCTTCTTACCTGTAAATCCTGATTGTGATAATGTAGTTTTAAATTGGCCATGTGGCTGTCAAACTATGTATGTTAAAGGTGAAAATCCTCCAACATCTTGTAGCTGTACAAAATAAAATAATAATTAAAATGTCACCATTTTTAGAAAAATATAAAAAAGTTTTAGCTATAGTTCTAGGTCACGTTTGTTTACTAATAGGGTTATATGCTCCAGCCTTATCAGCATTATTAATCTTTGATGATTTTCATTGGGGTTTAAATAATACAGTATTTACTGGACTAGGAATTATCTTTCTCTGGGGTGAAATCATTGCTTTTGCAAAAATTATACAAGATTCACTTGGAAATAAAAAGAAATAAAAATGTACTATAAAATTGAAATAGGATTAATATCTCTTATGTTATTGTTAGGAAACGAAATATTAGCTACATTAGTGGCACTCACTACATTGATATACTATGGGTCAATGTTAAAAGTAAATGTTATAAATAAACACTATAGTGGAAGTTGGATAAAATATTTTAAATCATTCTTTTGTAGAAAGAAATAATGACAGTAGAAATAACATTAACAGTAGCAGGTGGAGACACTAGTCTATTTAATATATACTCAGACAGTGATGGGTTTTCAAACCCTTTTGCTTCAAATATACCTAAGGTGCTTTTAACTTCAGGTACTGAATTTATAATTCCTGATGACGCTACATCAGTAAGAGTTCAAGCTCTTGGAGACTGTGTTAATTATTTAGACATACCTTTGACATAAAAAAAAAACAACAATATGCAACCAGAAATACAAATATCATTAGTAATACCAGCAGGATCTGGGGTGGGACCTTTTGATTTATACTCAAATGTAGATGGGTATACAACACCTTTTGAAACAGGAGTAGATGCTGCTTTACTTACAGGTTCGGGATATATTACAACTCCTCCTGATGGAACAACGTTTATTAGAGTTCAATCTACTGGTTCATGTGATACATTTATAGATTTAGAAAACCCTTGTCAACCAACTACTACTACAACTACCAGCTCTAGTACTAGTACAACAACAAGTACAAGCACCTCTACTAGTACAACAACTACTACTAGTACCACTATAGCACCAACAACTACTACAACAACAAGCAGTAGCACTAGCACTACAACTACTACAACACCACCAACAACTACCACTACAACATCTGTAGCACCAGAGAATTGTTTCTGTATTACAGTGGGCGTACGTGATGATTTATTAGAAGATGGTGGACAAGATCTATATTATAACTTATATCCATGTGGTGGAGATACTTTACCACAACCTATAAATTTAAGGAATGCTATAGGTACACCATCAGGTGGATCTAGTTACTTTGGTTTCTGTGTTGACCAGTTAAGCGAGCTATTTAAATACGGAGAATCTGGGACTCTATTCGATGCACTTGAAGGAATGACTGTGACAGATAACGGAGGTTCTTGTAGCGTAAACGGTGATTGTCCTCCAGTTATACCATAATAATTTAATAAAGAATGACAGGAATAATTCAAATATTGAACATAGGTATTAACGCTGATAACTTTTTGCTATATTCAGATGTGGACAATTATTTATCAGCGTTTGAAACCAATGTTTCTAGACAATCTTTAATAGATGGCTTTCCTAGTGACAACATACCAGATGGTACTCAGACAATAAGAGCACTATCTACAACTAAAGAATGTCCTGTGTTTCTTGATATAGATTTAGGATGTTATCAATTTATTCCTTCTGATTTTTATTTTTTAGATTATATATTTAAACCTAATCAAACTTATTTCTACGGAAACTTTACAGACTATCTTAATGGTAGTGTAACAGAGTCTTATAATTCACTAATACGTTTAAATGATAATCTAACAATTGATAATTCCTTTAACGTTGGTACAG